TTGTTCTAATGTTTTTTTTGCCGACGAAGAATGGAAAAGGATTTGCCTAAGATGTTGGATAAAACAAAAGAAACGCGCAGAAGAAAGCAGGTATCAAAATTCTTATCGCCCGCCGCCGCCGCCCAAACACAATGTCAGCAACGAATTAAAAGAAATGTTGCCGCTTTTGATTCGATTGTGTCATCCAGACCGACACAGCAATTCTGAAACCAGCAACAAAATAACTCAATGGCTGTTAAAACAAAGGGATAAAACATGACACCAACACAACGCAGCCTAGCAGCTCTCCGAGAACTCGGTTACCTGGTCGAAGTGGTTGAGAAATGGAATTCGTTTACCCGAACGCGTAAAGACCTTTGGGGTTGGGCTGACCTGCTGGCAGTTCGGCGCGGCGAAGTCCTGGCGGTTCAGGTTACCGCGCAAGCAGTTGCAAATAGAGTTGCAAAGGTTACGGACAGCGAAACCATCGGCAGGGTGCGCGAGGCCGGGGTGCGAGTTGAAATTCACGGTTGGCGAAAAAATGCAAAAGGCCGGTATATTCAACGAATTGTCGATTTATCCTGATTCCCTGATTTTTTCCCTAGAAGTTCCCTGGAAGTTCCCTGATTCCCTGATTTTGCGCTTGCGTGCAGAAAAAATGTGGACTAAGATAGTTTTGCGCGAGTCTCCTTCAACAGCGCAATCCCGCATTATGGCGACTGAAGCGATGCGGGCGCTTGGTAAACGGTTGCCATCTTTTGAAAGGCAAAAATGACCGCAGCTTGGACACGCAAGGAAGGGAAAAATCCTGCCGGTGGCCTGAATGCCAAAGGCAGGGCTTCGTATAAAGCGGAAACAGGCGGTACGCTTAAAGCACCGGTCAAAGCTGGTGATAATCCTCGGCGAGCGTCGTTTTTGGCAAGGATGGGCAACATGCCGGGGCCGGAAAAGAAACCCAACGGAGAGCCGACGCGCTTACTGCTTAGTTTGAAAGCGTGGGGTGCCAGTTCTAAAGCTGATGCTAAGTCAAAGGCTGCGGCAATTTCAAAGCGGAACAAGAAATAATGTTTCACGTGGAACAGTGCAAGTGAACATTGAGCAAGTAAGGATTGACAAGCTGATTCCGTATGCCAGGAACAGCCGCACCCACAGCGACGCTCAAGTAGCCCAGATTGCGGCCAGCATCAAGGAATTTGGTTTCACAAATCCCGTTCTGATCGACGAGACGGGCAGCATTATTGCCGGGCATGGCAGGGTCATGGCGGCGCGGAAGTTGGCGATTACTGACGTTCCCAGTATCCGGCTTACCCATCTAACCGACGCGCAGAAAAAAGCCTATATTATCGCAGACAACAAGCTGGCCCTGAATGCGGGTTGGGATGACGAGATGCTGGCGGTGGAGCTGACCGACCTGAAGGACATGGGCTTCGATCTTGACCTGACCGGCTTTAGCACCGACGAGATCGAGGCGCTGCTGGCCCCGGTAGGAACGGAGGGTCTGACAGACGAGGACGCTGTGCCGGAGGTGCCTGTAACCCCTGTGACCGTCTTGGGGGACGTTTGGCTGCTGGGCAAGCACCGGGTGATGTGTGGCGACTCGACCAGCATTGATGCGGTGGAGAAGTTGATGGCGGGGGGGGGGCTGATATGCTGCTGACCGACCCACCGTACAATGTCGCTTTAGGAGTCGCCCCGGTTCACCAAAGCAAAAAAACAAATCGGAGAGTTGATGGATTAACCATCATAAATGATGATTTATCTGATGATGCTTTCAGGCAACTTTTGTGTGATGCATTTACAACAGCCGCAACCGCCATGAAGCCGGGTGCGGTGTTTTACATTTGGCATGCTGCTTCTGAAGGGTACAATTTCTTAGGTGCTTGCAAAGACGCTGGATTGCAGGTGCGGCAGTGCTTGATCTGGAAGAAATCGGCATTGGTCATGGGGCGACAGGATTATCAGTGGAAGCACGAGCCTTGTCTTTATGGTTGGAAAGATGGTGCGGGACACTTGTGGGCTTCAGACCGTAAACAAACCACCATCCTCGAGTTTGATAAACCGCACCGAAACGATGTCCATCCAACCATGAAGCCCGTAGGGTTGTTTGAATACCAGATGCTGAACAACACCAAAGGCGGGGATATTGTGCTCGACTTGTTTGGCGGCTCCGGCACCACGATCATTGCCGCGGAGAAGAACGGGCGCTACGGTTATCTGATGGAACTCGACCCCAAGTACTGCGATGTAATTGTCCAACGCTGGCAGGAATTCACAGGACAGACAGCAACCCTTGAGCAGAATGGTAAGCCGTTCATTTCATTGAAGAAAGCTGCGTGATTTCGCTTCCTTAAAAAGAATGTCATTTATCAAACCTCACAGACCAACAGATAAAACAAGGCAACAAGCACAGAGTGCTTCAGGACTCGGCTTGCCTCAAGATCAGATCGCTGCTTTGATTGGCATAGCCCCTGAGACGCTCCGCAAGCACTACGACTTAGAGCTTGGACTGGGCAAAGCGCAAGCCTCGGCAGCGGTGGCTAAGACGCTGTTTAACAAAGCGACGGTAGGGCAGGACACCACAGCGATGATCTGGTGGACTAAGGCGCAAATGCGGTGGGCAGAGACCGTCCGGCAGGAGTTGACCGGCAAAGACGGTGGCGGGATTGTGATCCACATCAACAACCAGGACACTGATCTTGTTTAGCGCCACCGCAGCCCAAAGCAGAGCAACGGGGCTGATGACCGGCGATGCCAAGCATGTGATGCTGGTCGGTGGAAGCAGGTCAGGCAAGACGTTTGTGGCGCTGCGGGCGCTAATCATTCGCGCAACCCTGGCACCCAAGTCTCGGCACGTTGTGCTGCGGTTTAGGTTCAATCATGTTAAATCCTCAGTCATCCTGGACACCTTCCCAAAGGTCATGAGCTTGTGCTTTCCGCAGCTCACCTACGTGATCGACAAGACCGATTGGTATGCAACCCTGCCAAACGGCTCTCAAATCTGGTTCGGCGGGCTGGATGACAAAGACCGGACTGAGAAGATTTTAGGGCAGGAATACGCGACCATTTTTTTCAACGAGTGCAGCCAGATACCACTTTCAGCGCGCAACATGGCGGTCACACGCCTCGCGCAGAATTGCATGGCAGTAGTGGGTGGGCAGCAGCGGCAGATGCGCCTGAAGGCGTTTTACGACTGCAATCCTCCGTCGATGGCGCATTGGACGTACAAGATGTTTGTTAAGAAGATTGAGCCAGAATCGGGTAAAGCACTGTCTGATCTGGTCAACTTCAGCATGATGACCATCAACCCCCGCGACAATCTGGAGAACCTGCCACCAGATTACATTAAGGAGCTGGAAAACCTGCCGACTCGGATGCGCTTGCGGTTCTTGGAAGGCAAGTTCGCAGACATAACCGCGGGTGCGCTCTGGAACGTGGAAATGATCGACACGTACAGGGAAACAACCAATTTGCCAGACATGCTGCGGGTTGTCGTGTCTGTTGATCCTTCCGGCAGCGGCGACACCGATAACGCCGGTAACGACGAGATTGGAATTGTTGTGGCTGGCCTCGGCATTGACGGTCGGGCTTACGTGCTGGAAGATTGCACGATGAAGGCTGGCCCAAGCGTTTGGGCGAATGTTGTGGCAACTGCTTACGACCGCCACGCCGCCGATCTGGTGGTGGCTGAGAAGAATTATGGTGGCGAAATGGTGCGTCATGTGATAAAAAGCGCCAATCCTTACCTAAAATGCGAGTTAATCAACGCATCGAGAGGCAAAGCGGTGAGAGCAGAGCCAGTGTCAGCACTGACAGAACAGGGCAAGATTCGGTTTGGCGGCACGTTTCCCGAACTTGAGGACGAGCTTTGCTCGATGACGACCAACGGTTACATGGGCGACCGCAGCCCGAACCGCGCTGATGCTTTTGTGTGGGCAATGACTAAGCTATTCCCCGGCATCATCAAGACCGATGCCAAATCGCAGCGCAAGCATGTAATGCCGACGCAGAACATTAACCGCGGTGCAACTAGCTGGATGGGTGCTTAATGAAAACTTGCTTCAAATGCAAAGAATCCAAACCATTGGTTTTGTATTTTAAGCACAGTTTAACTGTTGATGGTTACCATAGCTGGTGTAAAAACTGTTGCAAGGCGGGTAATATTCGCTCACGCACAAAATTAAACTCAACGATTGAAGGCCGCGCAAAAGTGTTTTTGCAGAATGCTAGAAAAAGCGCGGCCAAACGCCAACAAGCATTTGATTTAACTGTTTCCGACGTTGTAGTTTGCTGGGACTCTCAAAAAACTGTGTGCGCTTACAGTGGGCGGCAAATGACACTTGAAGCAGGCCATTTGAACACCGTATCCATAGAACGAATTGACAGCGCCGTTGGTTACACACCAGAGAATACAATTCTTGTGTGCCAAGCTATTAACCGAATGAAATCGGATTTTGGTTTTGAGGATTTCTATACTTTATGCTTGGATGTTGCAGGCTTTCTTGGCAACGATAAACTAGAACTTGCTGTTGGAGCCTACAAATGAAAAAGCCAGGTAGCCCCGGTTTATATGCTGCAATCAACGCCAAACGCGACCGAATAGCGGCTGGCAGCAAAGAGAAGATGCGTAAGCCTGGTGCTGCTGGCGCACCAACGGCCAAAGCGTTTAAGCAATCGGCTAAAACCGCAAAAAAAGGCAAATAATGCCACTCGTCAAGTCACCTAGCCCGATGGCCTTCCGCAAGAACATCAAAGCGGAAGTCAAAGCAGGCAAGCCGGTCAAGCAGGCCGTTGCAATAGCCTATTCGGTCAAGCGCGAAGCGGCGAAGAAGAAGAAATAGTGGCATACCAAGACACAGGCATTAACGAAGCAGGTGCAGTCTCGTCAGGCGGCACTAAGTCCGACCGTGACAACGGCGAGATGCTGGCAACGATGCGGACGCGCCTCACGATGGCGATTGCGGCGTATTCGGATAGCCGCGAGGACGAGCTGGACGACCTGCGCTTTCGTGCTGCAAGCCCTGACAACCAGTGGCAGTGGCCTGCCGATGTGCTGGCGACACGCGGCTCGGTGCAGGGACAGACGATCAACGCTCGACCATGCCTGACCATCAACAAGCTGCCGCAGCATGTGCTGCAAGTGACCAACGACCAGCGGCAAAACCGGCCATCGGGCAAGGTGATACCTGCTGACGATAAAGCCGATGTTGAGGTTGCCGAGATATTCAACGGCATCGTGCGGCACATCGAGTATATCTCGGACGCTGACGTAGCCTACGACACGGCCTGCGACAACCAGGTGACGTTTGGTGAGGGTTACTTCCGCATCCTGACCGAGTATTGCGACGACCAGAGTTTTGAGCAAGACCTGCGGATTGGGCGTATTCGTGACTCGTTTAGCGTCTACATGGATCCGACGATCCAAGACCCCTGCGGTTCGGACGCAGAGTGGTGCTTCATCAATCAGGAAATTACGAAAGAGGTTTATGAGCGTGAGTTTCCCGATGCGGCACCGCTGTCGAGCCTAGCCTACGGCGTAGGTGACGGGCAACTGAACGCGTGGATCAATCAGGACACGGTGCGGATTGCTGAGTATTTCTACATCAAGCACGAATCAAAAAAGTTGAACCAATACCCCGGTGGGATGACCGCAATGGCGGGATCACCCGAGGCCAAACAGATTGAAATGATGGGCCTGGTTGCAACAAAAACCCGAGATGTGGACGTTCGGACAGTCAAATGGTGCAAGACCAACGGTTTTGAGGTGCTGGAGGAACGCGATTGGGCGGGCAAATACATCCCGGTAATCCGCGTAATCGGCAACGAATTTGAGATAGACGGTAGGATGTACGTCAGCGGTCTGGTACGAAACGCCAAAGACGCACAGCGCATGTACAACTATTGGGTCAGCCAAGAAGCCGAGATGCTGGCACTGGCACCCAAAGCACCGTTTATCGGCTACGGCGGTCAGTTTGAGGGTTATGAAACGCAGTGGAAAACGGCCAACATCAACAACTGGCCGTATCTGGAAGTCAATCCAGATGTGACCGATGGCGCTGGTGGCGCGCTGCCGCTACCGCAACGCGCACCGCCACCGCTGGCACAGAATGGCCTGCTGCAAGCCAAACTAGGTGCCGCTGACGACATTAAAGGCACGACCGGACAATACGATAGCAGCCTTGGCGCAGCTGGTAATGAAACATCAGGCAGGGCTATTCTTGCGCGAGAGAAGCAAGGCGACACCGGCACCTATCATTTCATTGACAACCTTGCCCGCGCCATTCGCTACGCCACGCGGCAGCTTGTGGATATGATTCCCAAAATCTACGACACGCAACGAGTGGCGCGAATCATTGGTCTTGATGGCGAAACAGATCAAGCCATGATTGACCCGACGCAACCCGAAGCGGTGAAAAAGATTGTTGACCAGCAAACCGGCGCGACCATCAAGAAGATTTACAACCCCAATGTTGGCAAGTACGACGTTGCGGTAAGCACCGGGCCGAGCTACATGACCAAGCGGCAGGAATCGCTAGATGCCATGAGCCGACTGCTGCAAGGCAATCCTAACCTGTGGGCTGTGGCTGGCGACTTGTTTATTAAAAATATGGATTGGCCTGGCGCGCAAGAAATGAGCAAACGCTTTGCAAAAACCATTGATCCTAAGTTGATGGACGACTCTGAAGCCTCACCAGAACTAGCGCAGGCGCAGCAGCAGATGCAGGCGATGGGGCAAGAAATGCAGCAGATGCACCAGATGCTGCAAAATGTCAGCCAGTCAATGGAAGCGCAGACGCTGAAGGTCAAGGAGTTTGAGGCCGAGGTCAAAGCCTACGACGCGGAGACTAAGCGTATCAGCGCGGTGCAGGCCGGAATGAGCGAAGAACAGATTCAAGACATTGCAATGGGTGTGGTCGCGGCAGCGTTGGAGTCGCAAGGCATGATGAATCAAATGCCAGATATGCGTGAAGAATCCATGCCGATGGAAATGATGCAGCAAGACCAGATGCCGCCACCTGAAATGAT